ATAGGCTTGGCCGTTATATTACACCCCGACTCATTTTACAAGAGATGGGTACAGATGTTATGCGCAATAACTTCTCAAATGACATTTGGATGCTTAGTCTTGAACGTAAGATTGAAAAGCTTGGTGGTAACATAGTCATTACTGATCTACGGTTTGAAAACGAAATCAATATGATCAAATCTATGCCGAATGGTAAGACAGTATGGGTTAAACGTAAAGAATTGCCTGAATGGTATAATGATGCAGTTACAGCAAACCAAACTAACGACCGCGACATTATGATTACTAAATGGGCAAATGTTCACGAAAGTGAATGGGCATGGGTAGGACGTAACCAAGATTACATCATTGAGAATTCGGGCTCATTAGAGGACTTGTACGATAGCACCGATTTGTTGTTAAATAACATTCGTGAAGATATGAAACCCATTGAAGAGTGAGATAGTGACACACATTGTTGTCAACGACAATTTATTACTAGGTGGAGGTCCGTCTGGTATTGCGGGTATAATCGCAACAGATGCTAGTCGACATGACCACACTGTTGCATACATAACTCATGACAATAGAGTGAGAGCAGAGTCTAATGTGTTCCCACTGACGCAAGATCAATTACTAGAATGCGACACGCATGTAAAACGTGCAAACAAAAGCATCCACAGAGCATGGCCGACTAACATCAATTTAGTCGATAACCAAATTAGACGCGATGTGTTGCTGGTACAGTGGTGTCAGAAGGTATATGCAGTTGGATTGTTTACAGACGATGCTAGCCTGCTCAAAGTGGCAGGAAATTTAGCATGGCCTTGCCAAGCGTATGTTGACAGGTTCTTATACGATCAAGAACCGATGTCGACCTGCGAGCTATACATGTTTGACTTGAAAGCTGAGGCATGGTTCATGTGGTCATCGCGTTGGGTCAAGATCATAAAGCCGCCTGTGCCAGAAGGCATTTATGCAGTCGTTGGCAACGAACGACTTACTCAATCAACGAAACAAGAACTTGATAATCTGTGGATTGCTTAACCGATAATAATGCCTAGTGGCATTGATCCGTCAATATATTGGTCTAGATCTTTTTCAAGACGCTCAATTAAGGCGGCGCCCTCTGTTCTCAATGCATCACCTTTAAGAGTTGTGCCACCTTGTGGGCCAGCAATAGTACTAAACTTGCCGTATGCCTCACCCAACATAATCTTAGACCATGCTAATGTGTAATCTCTTATCCAAGGGCGAGCCCATGGATCTTGCAGGATTGTTTCGTCTGGACGGAACATATAGCACCATAGCAGCATCGCTTCGCCGCCAGTTGGCTTGCGCATAATGCTAAGCTTCTTAGTGACTGTATCAAACGTGAAGTTAATATCGCGACCAAACATGCGTCCTGCTTGGTCGAGGTATTGCGAGAATAGTTCATACGTTAGCAAGCCCGCTGAGTAGCCACCGCCGGAACCTGCTTGCAGCAAATACATGTTAGTATATGCTAAACTGAACGGATCAATCTGTGTGCCACCGGTTGTTTCACCGATGCCTCGTCTGAATAGCTGTCGCACACTCATAACATTTTCTGGAAGGTAATACACTGTCTGCTCATATATCAATCGCAAAAACATGTATGATTCTTCGGTTGCGTTACCTGAACGCTGTCTGTACCTATCAAATGCCAAGTTTAATGCAGTTTGGTAATGCTCGGGGTCAAGTTCGATATCGACCATTCCGCCGCCTAACATTCGTTTAACGTCGTCGATTATTTGCTGTCTGTATTCAGTTGCCATATGATTGTACCCTTTGGATTATTTATCTGAATCCAAAGGGTACCGTTGGTGTTATATTGGTTGGTTACTTAATAACCTTGACAATGATCATATCCTTGCCCATTTTGCCGTTAACAACGTGGCGCTTGCCCTTGATATAGTCTTCAAGCACAACTACCAAGCGGCGCGCCGTACCTGCATCACGCAGCATGCCCAAAGTTTCCTTCGGCTTACGCAATGTCTTAGCAAAGCTAGCTGCTTCGTCGAAGCCAACGATCCTCTTGTTTTCAATCGTAAGCTCGCTGCCCTTAGCTGCATTGTACAGCATAATCTTGCGGCTCTTGGTGTTGTATACAGCTACAGAGGACGCGCCGGGGATTTGTGCAGGGCTAACACTAGCAACATTCAAATCAGTGTCCATTGCTTTGTATTGAACCTTTGCAACCGCCTTTTCAGTTTTGCGGCCCACCTTCTTCGTATTCTTGCTCACAATCTTTGCATTGCCGCTAAAGTTAGCAAGAATGTTCACAGCCAGTACCAATGGTGCAATCATCTTTTCAACTTCTGGATTCGTTGCATCAAGTTGCGCATCGCTTGCACTGTCCTTGAAGTGGTTGTAAAGCTTCTGCAGCATTGGCCTTGCTGGGCTGAGCTTCTTCAACCGCTCAGTAATAGCTGATTCAATAGCATCGCCGTCTGCTTGATGCTTGCGCAAAATAGCTTCAATAAAGCTATAGAGGTTAACATATTCGGTTACCTTCTTCACAGCGGCAGTGTCAACGACTGCATCAATGCTATCATCTTCAACAATTTCAACCGTTGCAGTAATCAGTCCTGCAAGGTTTTTGTTAAACCATGCAACAGTCTGTTCTGATGGAACAGCGCCGCGGTTGATAAGCAACGCAATACGACCAACAGTCATATATGACCATGCCGGCAATTGCTTGTAAACTTCTGCGTTATCTGGTTGGTTAGTAGTTGCCCACGCAACGAGCTCGTCCTTAAGGACGTTCTTGTCCATTTCGAGACGTGCCCAATCCATAGCTTCGATCCACAAAGCCTTATGCTTAAGTGAATCTGGATTAATCGACGCGTAATTTGGTTCCCAAGCGCGTTTTGCCATATTGTTAATCCCTCTGTTGTTTCTATGCTGTATAATAGCATAATCGACAGATTAGTCAACCAAAATATCCCTAAAATACGTTATTTTATCCAACAATTTCAATGGGTAAAAACCGTGAATTACCTGGGTATATGCTGTGGTGTGTACAACCATAAATAGTGTGAATATTGGGAGTATCACATGCCACCTCTAACGTTTTGGAAAGGTGCCGGTGTTCGCACAAACGACTATAAATTTTTCGATAGAATAATAAGTGAAACATTTAGGGTAGGCGGCACTGAGTTTTATATACACAAGTACCTAGGGGTTGCCCCTAGTACCAAACCATCCACGGATCCCACGTTGCCTACTGTTACAGACGTTAGCACTACTTCTATACAAGATGTGCTTAATATGGAGAACAGGGATAGAAAATATGAACCGGACGTTTATTCACTGAAGGGACATTATTCTATAAGTGACACTGAATTCAACTTGAGCCAGTTCGGATTATTCCTGAGTAATGATACTATATTCGTAACATTCCATCTCAATGACATGGTTAACAGTATAGGACGCACATTGATGTCGGGTGATGTCATAGAAGTGTTACATAGACGAGATGACTTAGTTGTCGATCAGGAGGATGGCATTAGTAAATTCTATGTAGTTGACGAGGGTGCAAGACCTGCCGAGGGGTATAGTCCTACGTGGTGGCCGCACATGTGGCGTATAAAGTGCCAACCTATTACAGACAGTCAAGAATTTAACGATATTCTTAACAAGCCAGCTAAAGATGTTAACGGCGATATTGTCACCGACAAGAATGGCAAGCCGACTACGCTTAAGGATTTGATAAGCACTTATAATCAAGAGATGGCTATCACAAATGCAATTGTTGAAGCAGCTACAAATGAAGTTCCATTCTGGGGTGTGTTGAGTTCGCATTTATACGTATTGTCTGGAGATTTAGATAAGCCGGCTACTATATGGTCGGGCGATGGTATTCCTCCAAATCATAGTAAACCTGTTAACAGCGGTCGGGCATTCCCAGACAATCCGTTAGTGGGCGATTATTTCCTACGAACCGATTATATGCCTGCAATGTTATTCAGACGTGACGCAGGTGCAGTTGTTGGTACAGGCAAATGGATACGAACTGAAATCAACTATCGTGAAAGTTGGTACCCAGCTAACAGATTGTTGACTACGTTTATTAATAATACTGCCCAGGCAACAATGTCAGATAAAACTGTTCGTCCGGAGCAACAAAACTTGCGGACCGCTGTAACATCAAAGCTAGATCCGGATATTATATAACCCATAAATATCACAGAGGACAGTTTATATGCAATATTGGTACACAGGACAGTTACGAACTTACAGATTACAATTCATACGAGCATTCGCAGGGTTTCAAGTTAATAACGGTCCAGACGCAAACGGTGTAGATAAAATAGTCGGTGTTCCGTGCAGATATGGTGATGTTAGCCGCATTGCAGCGACTATTATTGCCGGCAACAGTTCAAACAAGTTGCCAACTGTGCCATTCATATCATGTTACGTGTCTGGATTAAACATGGCAGCCAATCGTCGACAGGATCCAAGCTTTGTTGGAAAGGTTCAAGTCAACGAACGTGAATATAATGACGAGACTGGCAGATATAACGAAAACATCGGCAACAGGTATTCGGTTGAGCGATATATGCCTGTTCCGTACGAATTAACTATGCAAGTAGATGTTTGGACAAACAACACATCTATTAAAGAACAAATATTAGAACAGATACTAACACTTTACAATCCTAGTATAGAAATCCAGACTAGTGTTAATCCATTAGACTGGACATTACTTAGTTTGATTGAAATGCAAGACAGCATTAACTGGTCTAGTCGTACTATCCCCATTGGAACAGAAAATCCTATAGATGTTATGACGTTCCAATTTAAGTTGCCAATATGGATAAACCCGCCTGCTAAAGTTAAAAAGCAGAAGATGATAGAAGAGGTTGTTGCTAATATTGTAGCAGGAGCTAAGGATGATCCTGAGCAATGGGATTGGACAGAGCGCGAGTTCCTCACAAGAAAGATGTTCACTCCCGGCAATTACAGCATAGAACTAAAATGGATAGGGAATAGTACATATAAGATATCCCTGAGAACTAGAGAAGGGTCAATCATTGATGTCGACTTACAACCGACAATAACATCGTCAAAGATAAACCCTGTATTCACAACAGGTACATCGTTTAAATTTAACAACACATTGATGACAATTAGCAACACATCAATAGATGCAGTGGTTGCTAATTGTCATAATGCGCTAGCTGGCACTAACTACAATGTAGAACTGTTTAACCATAATCAAATTAGATTTATTAATAACACCGGTGGTAACAACACATTTGAAAATATTGCAGGTCAACCTATAACAGACATGGGATTATCTGAGACAACATATGTAGGCGGAACATTAAGTTGGGCAAGGTTCTTATCTGACTTTGGTGATGTAACTTCATATACAACAGTTGGTAGTAATGCAAGTCAATTACGGCTGCGACTAGATATTGACAATCCAACAAAAGACATAATTGGATGGATAGACTTTGATCTATTTGACCAAAATGCATTGCTATGGAAAATTGATAATGATAGTCTACCAAGCACAACTATGCCGCCGATAGATGCTATTATTAATCCTCAACAATCATCACCGGGCAACAAGTTACATCCGGCATTATTTGGCCAACGTTATTTGCTATTGGCCGATCTCACTAGTTCAAATCATATGTGGGGTAATAACATAACTGCACATGCTAACGACATAATAGAGTTTGATGGTAATGAATGGATTGTTGCATTAAATTCTAACACTAATCAAACAACACAATATGTTATCAATAAGTTCAACGGCAAAATGTTGCAGTATAAGTGTGGTGATTGGTCGGAGTTCTTCGGTACCGAGTACGGTCCGGGAGAATGGCGTCTGGCGCTATAAGGTAAATAACAGATGCTACAAGAAGTTGAAAACACAAAAGATATTAATCAAACTCAATTTGAGGAAGTGTTTACTCCTGATATTAGACAGGTTGTAACAGCTATCAGACAGTACGGATATGATATTCGTGTGGTAGGTGGGGCAGTTAGAGATTTCTTACGTGGTATGCCTCCCCGAGATGTCGACTTTGCCACTGACGCAACTCCGAGTGAGTTGATATACATGTTCCAGTTAGAAGGTATAGAGTTTGATGCCAAGGGCATATCACACGGCACAATCAAAGCAAAATTTGGTGACAATAAGATAGATGTTACAAGCATAAGCTATAAAATTAGTGCAGAAGATAATAAGCTGATTGTTACCAATGGCATGAGTTGGGAGGATGATGCATCTCACCGTGACTTGACAATCAATAGCATGAGTTTAGACTTAAATGGTCAGATACACGACTATGTCGACGGATTGTCTGATTTGCACAATCAGATCGTTAGATTCAATCCCAGCATTCCGGACTTAATCAAAAAGGACCCGCATCTTATAATGCGTTGGTATAAAGCATTAGGTTACTTTGATGATCCGCAATGGCCCAAGAAAGATTGGGCAGCTATTAAAGAAAACATGCCGTTACTTGCTAGAATTAAAAACGACGAGAAAACCGAAAAAGAACTAACATCTATTCTACGCGGCAAAAATGCTAAGAACGTATTAAAGATGATGTGTTTAAGTGGCGCAAACAAATACTTAGATTTAACTTGCTGATATAACCATTGATCCGACAAAATTATATTATTTGTTGGAGCTAATGTTGTATGAAGAAGGATTTAATAATAGGTTGTTTCACCAATTATAATTGGGATAAAATCAAGTTTTGGACAAATAGTATAGCGGCTAGTGGGTTCACCGGTGACAAAGCTATTATAATCTATAACAGCGACTATGCAACCGTACAAAATCTAATAAATCAAAAATTCACTATATATGCATACAACAAAGATGATGCCAAACAGCAAGTTTGGTATCCCGGACAATTTGTTATAGTTGTCCAACGATTCATGGACTTATACAAATTCTTCAGTCAGTTAGACTTATCTAAGTATAGATACGTTATTCACACAGATGTTAAGGATGTTATATTCCAGAGCAACCCCAGCGATTGGTTGACTGCTAATATGGGCAATTCTAAGATAGTTGCTAGTTGTGAAAGTCTTTTGTATAAAGATGAACCTTGGGGTAATGCTAACTTACAAAGTAGTTTCCCTCTTGTATATGAGACATTAAAGACTAAGCCGATATGGAATTGCGGCGTACAAGCCGGCGACGTCACAACAATGAAAGACTTATGGTTGTCTATATACCTTATGTGTCAAGGTAATGCTATACTGAATCCAGATCAAGCTGCATACAACGTATTGTTGAATACATCAGCATATGCTGACATTACAAAATATACTATGAGCGAAGACGGGTGGGCAGCGCAATTAGGTACGTCAATGGATCCTGCTAAAATTGTAGCATTCAAACCTAATTTGTTGGAACCGCAACCCACTATTCAGAATGGAATTGTATGTACCAGCACGGGTGTTCCACATGTTGTAGTCCACCAATATGACAGAATACCAGAACTTAAATTGTTGATAGAACAAAAGTACGGATGACAATATGCACATAGACATTACTGCATTACAAAAGAGTGAAGCCGACTATCTTGCTAACACACCTAATACAATCTATGCACCCGGTCAGAGCATTGTTACTACATGTTTTGATAGTGGTATGACATCAACATGGGTTATGTTAAGTGAACTAAAGCGATTAGGTTGCGACTTACCAGTTGAAATATTCTATAAAGACGATGAGCTGACTGATAGACAGAAAGAATTGTTAGTTTCTGTTATGCCTGGCAAAATATCTATACGTAAGATAGTAGGATCACCTAAGGTGTTTACTAGTAAGTACGGACATAAACATGGATGGGCATGCAAAATTTATGCATTATATGAAAGTAGATATGCAGAAAATTTATGGATAGACAACGACAACTATCCTATTAGTGATCCTACTATACTGTTTAGTGACGTAGAATATGTAGAGAAGGGCAGTTTGTTCTGGCGTGATATGCTTAGTGTTGATAGTGCTAACCAATATGCTGATACTAGCCCTATGTGGCAAATATTCAACATACCCATCAATGATGCAGAACCATTTGAAGCAGGACAGTTAATTATAAACAAGATGAAATGCCCTGTAGAATTTAAATTGTTAAAGTATTATGCCGACAATTGTGACATATACTATCAGTTCGGTGGCGACAAGGAAACGTTTAAGTTTGCATGGATGAGAGCGGCATATATGAACGGCGCAGTTATATTCAGAGTAAACTATCACTCAGGTACTAACATACCATTTGGGTTTATGCCGTATGGACCATTTAGTAAGGGTGTACAAAACCAACAACACAAATGGGGCGGAGGATCAGTAATGGTCCAGCGTGATAGAAAAGGTAAGGAGATATTCAATCACAGAAACATCAATAAGATAAACAGCAACATGAATGTATTTAATAGTGATATCACTAACGAAGAGTTATATCATGCATATGCAGGTAATTTTAAACGAATAGCAGGAGTCTCAGATGGTAGATAATTGTGTAGCTATAGAATATCAGCCGTCTTGGGGGTTTAAACGAGAACCTGCGAGAGCAACTAATCTTAGAATAGATTATTGCAACGGAATGAAATTCGATGATAACTTCGACTGGAATAATGCCTGGTATGATGCAGTACATGTGTCACTCAATACAATAATATTAATAGGTCCTCCGTTGTACAGTGCACAGACATGGATAAAAGACAACGTGATATTTCTAGATCCCGACAACAATATATTACCGATGACGTTCATTAACTTAGATAGAGTTAGTTACACCAACTTAAGTGTCTCTAAGGCTGTCGATTACATCACGATGGTGCACAACACAGAAGCTGTAGTAATACCTGTTAATAAGAATGACGGCGATTTTAATAATAAGAAAGTAATGGTTACTTTACAAAAAGACAATCCTATAGAGTGGATACAACAGTGGGTATCGTATCACAACAAGGTACACGGTATAGAAGGCTTCTTAATATATGACAACAGCAGTACTACATACTCGTCTAATGATATACAGTCGGCATTACAACATATACCTGCAACAATTGAAATAGTGAATTGGCCATATCCATATGGCCCTCAAGGTAGTGACCATGCACCTTGGGACAGTGATTATGGCCAGTATGTAATGTTAGAACATGCTAAGATACGATACCTAAGCTATTCGTCATTGGTTCTCAACAATGACATAGATGAATTGATTGTCATTGACGGATTAACATTAGACAACATAGAAAAACACTTAATGTCTACACAATCTGGATGCCTACGTTATATTGGTAAATGGATAGAACCATATGATAGCATTAATAAAGTGTCAGCTGATCAAATCAAACTACCAGATAGATTATTTAGGAATTTCTATAGTATAGATCCAACTAATACTCGTCCCATCGGACATAAATGGATGTTAGTACCATCAAGACATTTGAATAACCAATGGTTGGTCCATCACATTACAGACGTAATGTTAGAATCATCACAAGTACGATATGCGCATGTTTTAGCAATGAACACAAATTGGTCATGGACCAGAGACGTATTTAAAGGTGACATTAAGAACTTAGTCACTGACCAAACCTTACTAACATCATTAATGAAGACGGACAAATAAATGAGTAAGATCTTATATGTAGTACATAGGTGTTGGCCTTACCCTGGTGGTAGTGAAACCTTTGTTATGGATATGGCTAGGGAATCACATAGGCGCGGTCATGATGTGACAATATTAGCAGGCGAGCATAAAGGGGACCAAGACGGAGTTAAGCTTACTTCGGATGGTAATTCGTTATTGCAGCCATGGGATTTAATTATTGTACATGGATGTGATGTCGGGGTCCAAAATTTTGTATTAGGCAATGCATCTAAAATTCCGAGTCCTATACTGTATATGATAATACTGCCTAGTGGTAGTGTCGCGAGTGTTAATGCATTGCATAATTGTGCTTATGTTAGTTACTGCACGTCAGAAGATGCCGCATATGTTAATACACATAATATGTCACATAAGGCATTTCATGTTAGGGTTAGTATTGATCCTCATCGTAATTTAGGTGCACCGGGGTTTAAAGAAAAATATAACATAACAGCACCTCGTATGTTTCTTAGTTGTGGCGGTTACTGGCCTAATAAGGCCATGATAGAGTTAGCAAAGGTGTTTGATACAGCTAAGCTAGACAACACTATTTTAGTGACCACAGGTTATGACAATAGAAATAACCTTATGCCATTGCCTAGTGAATATGTTACACCATTACTGATTGAAGATAAGAACGACGTTCTGAGTGCAATAGTAGAGGCAGATGCATATATTATGCATAGCTACTCTGAGGGATTCGGTACGGTGTTATTAGAATCTATGCTTAACAATACCCCATGGATAGCAAGGTACGGTAGTGGTGCAGCATTAATGAATCAATGGGGCAATACATATAATACTGATGCAGAATTGTTACAGTTAGTACAGCGGACCCATATGTCTACTCCAGAACAATTAGCAGGCGCAAAGGCATTTGCCCTTAATAACTACACCACAGCTAACACAGTTGATGACATAGAGATTGTTCTAGCCCATGCTATAAATAATAGACGAGCATAAGGATTATCATGTTATTAACAGAGATGTATATGTTATTCGAAGGCGGCAATGTTTTTAAAACACCCGAGGGCCTTCCTGTCACAGGACGCATTAATCAACAAGATGTTGGCCCAACAGTTAAATGGTTAGAATCAATAACTGGTATTAGCTTAGCAGATAACATGTTAGGATCAACTGGTAAGAAGGCGTCAAGTGGTGATATAGATTTAGCTGTCAGCAGTTTTGAAATTACTAAAGACGAGCTTGTTAACAAGTTGTCTACATTTGTATCTAGCATACATAGTAATCCGTCGGAATGGGTTAAGAAGAGTGGCGTTAGTGTTCATTTCAAAACACCTGTAAACGGTAATGTTAAAAATGGGTTTGTACAAACAGACTTTATGTTTGGTGACGATACACAGTTTATGAGGTTTGGCTTACACGCTAGTAAGCAAAGTAGATTTAGCGGGGCTGATAGAAATTTATTGATGAGCAGCTTAGCAAAAGCTGATCCTGCACTAGACTTAAAATATAGTTGGCAAAAAGGGTTGATTAAGAGATCGACAAATACTCTTATTACTAAAGATCCAGAAAAGATAGCTGTAATATTGTTGGGTCCCGGCCATATAGCAGACGACCTAGATAGTGTTGAAACAATTATGCATGCTATTAAAACCGACACAGGTAAAATATCACAATTAACTTCGTTAATTAATACGTTACGTAATACAGAAGGTAAAAACCCAGGGGCTATACGGGTTGACTCTGAGGAAGTAGTTAGACTTATTGCTGCATTACGTCTGGCGTAATTACATCAGCTTTTCAATATTCTCGGTTGTATCTAATTTAATATCGACCACATCAACTGTTGCTATAGCAGTTAACATAGGACCCATTTCAACTACATTACGTATATATCCTCTCGCAACATCTATTCTGTTGCGTAATTGTAATAACATAGCAGTATCATTAATTCCTAATCGGCCTTTTACTATAGTGTTATCAGTTTTGCCATATATTCGTATTATTGACTTAGTCGGGTCTGGATCAGCTGCCACTGTATATGTTAAGTTATTGAGTTCTTGTAATGTTGTTTTATCAAACTTTAAAACCTTGACGCCGCCATCAATATTTCCTAAAAATTTAACAATGTCTATATCATCGCCATTGGTTGCATGTTTTATTATACCGCTGATAATCTTGTCAATAAACGCCTGCCGTAGATGGGTTACTGATAAATTATCGTTAAGAATTTTTGAAAAATGCGTTCTATAAATATCACCCAT